GTAACCGATGATGAGTTATCAGATTATGTCTTTACAGTCGCAATCACCAATGCAGATATATTGGAGAAAAATATCATCCCAGCAGGAAACGCTGCGCTCTCTGGATTATCAACCTATGTCGGAAATGCCAATGCTGAAGCTGCAATTCTGGCTATCTCAGTCGAAATCTTCCAAGCCAGAACAGCTGCTGGAGGAGCAATCGAAGGCATAGATTTTAGCGTAACCCCTTACCGCCTATCTAAGAATTTACTTGCCAAGGTAACTGGCTTACTTGGCCCTTATCTTGATGTAGAGACGATGGTCGGTTAATGCCATCAACAATTGCCACAGATGTCAGAGGCCAACTTAAAACCGCTCTGGCTGGCTGCGCTGCAAATATTTATGATTCGGTCCCAGAGTCTCCCATAGTTCCGGCAATAGTGTGCGTCCCAGATGCACCATATATGGAACTTGAAGTCTTAGGCAAGACAACTATTCGCGTTAAATTAAATTACACCATAACTGCTTGCGTTGCGTATTTTAGCAACGCCGCATCATTAGACAATTTAGAGCAATTGATTATCAGTATTCTTGGAGCGCTCAACGCTTCCAAGTATGAGTTATCGACAGTCGATAGGCCGTCAGTAACAACAGTAGGAACGACCAATTTATTGGTTGCAGATATACGCTTGAGCGTCCGCTACGAGCAAACCGCATAGGAGACCTAAATGCCAACAACAGTAATAACTGGGCGCGATGTTAGTTTTACCATTGGTGGTAACAACTTCGATGCTCAAACTACTTCTGCAGTTTTAAGCTGCGAAACAATTATCGAGACTTATCAAACCCTTGATGGTCGCGCTTATAAGTCCGTAGATAAGCAATGGACATTTGCAATTGAACTGCTACAGGACTGGGGAGCGACTGGTTCTTTATTTGAAATTATGTGGGGCGTAGCAGAATCAGCTCCGAACACAGGAATTTCAACAGTATTTACAGCCGCATCTGGCGCAACTTTCACTTTCCAAGTTTTGCCAATATTCCCTACAGTAGGCGGAGCAGCACCAGGCGCGCTTACAGATACTTGGACAATGACAGTAATAGGACAACCAGCAGAGAGCTTTACCTAAGAGATCGGAGCATCGGGAGCTATGAAATTATCAATTACAATTGAATACAACGGAGGCGAAGTTGCCACCTATATTGCTCAACCGCCAGAGTGGGCCAAGTGGGAAAAGACCACAGGCCACACAATCACAAAGGCGCAAGACAATATAGGAATTTGGGACTTAATGTTTTTGGCATATAACGCTTATAAGCGCGAAAGTGCTGGAAAGCCAGTTAAGTCCTTTGATGTCTGGATGGAAACTGTTGCCGATGTAAGGACTGGCAACGATGACCCAAAAGCCATCAGCCCGACAGCATAAGGCGGCTATTAGTCACAGTTGCGATTAAGACTGGAATCCCAATGCAATACTGGGATGACTGGGACGATGTAGCAACGGCAGTCGAGCTGATAAAGGAGATGAATAGCAATGGCTGAAGAAGTATCAGCATTTGACCGGACAGAGCTCCGTCAAGTCTATAAAGCCTTTACCTTGCTAGGTGACGAAGCCAAAGCCGAGGCTCGTCAAAGCTCTAACAACCTTGCTACCTATTTACAAAGACAAATCGCTACTACCGCTGCAACTCGCGGCAAAGGCCAACAGGCTATTAACAGAATTGTTAGCGGATCCAAAGTAAGCAAGACCAGCACTACTGGAGAAATCCGTTACGGATTCGCTAGTCAAAGATTTAGCGGTGGGGCAACTACGCAACAGCTCTGGGCTGGGTATGAATTTGGCTCTAATAAGTTTAATCAATTCCCAAGCTATTCTGGAAGAATGGGACGCGGCTCTCGCGGTTGGTTTATTTATCCAACGCTACGCAAAGAGCAAAGAAATATAGTCAGCCAATGGACTGCTGCATTTAATAAAATATTAGATAAGTGGGGCATAAGTGGCATCTGATTCAAGAGCATTAACGCTCAAGCTTCTAGCAGATACTGCAGACTTTCAAAAGAAATTAGCCAATGGCTCTAAAGATATAGATTCGATTGGCGAGAGAGCTGCTGAATTTGGTAAGAAGGCAGCAATTGCATTTGCTGCTGCTGGCGCAGCTATTGGCGCATTTGCAGTAAGCGCGGTTAAAGCTGCTGCCGAAGATGAGACCGCTCAACGCCGATTAGCCGAGACTATTACTGCAACGACTGGCGCTACTGCTAAACAAATTGAGGGCGTTGAGAAATACATAAAACAGACTTCAATCGCTATCGGAGTTGCAGACGATGGGTTGCGCCCTGCCTTTACTCGTTTAGTTAGATCAACGCAAGATGTAGAAGAAGCTCAGAAGTTGCTAAATTTAGCACTAGATTTAAGTGCTGCAACTGGCAAGCCATTGGAGACAATATCTAACGCTTTGGGTAGAGCCTATGATGGCAACACTACCGCCCTTGGCAAGCTTGGCCTTGGCCTTGATGCAGATATTATAAAGAGCAAAGATTTTGACGCAATCTTCCAGCAGCTGACTGGCACTTTCGGAAACTTTGCCGAGAAGGAATCAGAGACAACAGCCAAGCAATTAGAGCGCGTCAAGATAGCTCTTGATGAAGCTAAAGAATCTATTGGAGCTGCCTTGCTGCCAGTAGTTCAAGAACTTACCGCTTGGATATTAGACAACTTTATTCCAGCTCTAGAAGCATTTATCTCTGGCTTGACTGGTCAAGATAGTTTAGATGAAGCTCTTACAGATAGCCAAAAAACCGCTATTGAATGGGGTAAAAAAGTTAGAGGATTTATTAACACAGTTATTGATCTTAAAGATGAGCTTATGATTGTTGCTGGGGTTATAGCAACAGTTTTTGTAGTATCTAAATTAGTAGCTGGAGTTCAAGCAACTATCGCTCTTATTACTGGTTTAGTTACCGCTTATAACAGTTTGCGTAATAGCGCAGTAGCCGCTGCCATTGCTTCTAGATTTGCTCTCAACCCTCTTGCTGGCTTAGCAACTGGCGCAGCAGTAGTCGGAGCAATCATTGCAGCAGTTAAATTATTTGATAATGTAACCGCGGCATCAGGTGGCACAGGCGGCAACACAGTTTCATCATCTAGCCTTCCTGAAGGCTTTACTGCTGGAACGCCAATTATTGGCGGTGGCGTTGCTACTGGTGGCGTTACTACTGGAGGTGTTATCGGCGGCGGCAAAATTATTGCTCCAGTCGTTACAGGCACAATGCCTAATTTCCCATCTGGAACAAATCCAACGGGTAATGCAATTCCAACTGGATTTAATGTTGCTGGCACAGTTGCAGCTAATCAGCGCGGCAATGTGATTATCAATGTCAATGCGCCAAGCGCGATAGATGAAGAAGGATTTACTAGGGCGGTAATCTTGGCTCTTAACAATAGCAATGCTCGCAACGGCGGTGGAGGCGCTATTCTTGGCGGCCTAGTAGCAGAATGACCTTATGGAATCCAGTTTATCGAGTTAAGGTAAATGGCGTAACAGCCACTAGCGCAACACTTAGCGGTTTAACTATTACCTCGGGTCGCACCGATATTTACTCTCAACCGATTGCTGGGTATTGCAATTTAACCCTTATTGAAACTGCCGAGGCATCAGTTCCCTATGAGATTAATGATGCAGTCACAATAGAAGTCCAAGATTCAACTGGCACTTATGTCAATCTTTTCGGCGGCTTTATTACTGATTTAGGCATTACAGTCCAGACTTCAGGATCAACAGCAACAAGCCAAAGAATTCAGATAACAGCAGTAGGAGCTTTAGCAAGACTTGCTAGGGCGGTTTATGTTGGCAACTTTGCCCACCAATTTGATGGCGACCGAATTCTTGAACTGCTTAGCACAGTTTTATTTGACCTATGGAATGAAGTGCCAGCTGCCGAGACTTGGGCAGGATATGACCCATTAATCCAATGGCAGGATGCAGAAAATACCGGTCTAGGTGAGATAGACATTCCCGGAGATTACGAGCTTCATTCTGAAAGCAATCTAAATGACACAGTTTATAATCTAGCTTCGCGCTTTGCTACCAGCGGACTTGGTTATCTTTATGAGGATTCTCAGGGCCGAATTGGGTATGCCGACTCGACTCACAGAAGCCAATATCTATCAGCTAATGGCTATGTTGATTTAGATGGCAATCACGCCATCGGCCCAGCGCTATCTATTGTCAAGCGAGCTGGCGATGTCCGAAACGCGATAACTATTGCTTATGGCTCATCTGGCAATCAAAGCGTTACCGATGAGGATGCAGCTTCAATAAGCCTTTATGGTCAATTAGCCAGCACAATAGATACCACTCTTCGCAATCAGAATGATGCTGAGGATCAAGCAGCCTTTTATCTTGAGATTAGGGCTTATCCACAATTTGCCTTGAGGCAGATAACTTTTCCAGTAGGAAGCCCAGAGATTGATAATACTGACCGAGATGCCTTGCTTGAGGTATTTATGGGTATGCCTATTAACCTAATCAATCTGCCAGCTAATATGGTTGGTGGAGAATTCCAAGGATTTGTAGAAGGTTGGACTTGGACAGCCAGCTTGAACCGCCTTGAGCTTACTATGAATGTCTCGCCTTTAGCTTTTAGCCTTCAGGCGTTCAGATGGAACTCAGTCCCAGCGACTGAGAGTTGGAATACAATCAGCCCAACTTTGGACTGGCTTAACGCTACAATAGTTGCCTAAGGAGAATAGATGCCAAATACTACGAATTTTAACTGGCCAACGCCAGCAGACACAGACTTAGTTAAAGATGGCGCAGCTGCCATCCGTAACCTTGGTAATGCTGTCGATACTTCACTAATTGATCTTAAGGGTGGGACAACTGGACAGATATTAAGCAAGGCAAGCAGCGCCGATATGGACTTTACTTTTGTTACTCCAAATGTTGGAGATTTGACTGAAGTCCAAGCTGGTGTAGGTATTTCAGTCGCTTCTGGAACTGGGCCTATCCCAATTATTACAAACAGTTCAACGGATTTAATTACTACTGCTGGGGACTTACTTTATGGAACTGCTGCAGACACAGTAGCAAGACTAGGCATTGGAACGGCTAACCAAGTTCTAAGAGTCAATTCTGGCGCAACTGCTCCTGAATGGGCTACACCTGCCTCGGGACTTACAACTACACTAATCGCAAGCGGTTCTTTATCAGGTGCTTCACTAACGCTTTCGAGTTTATCAACTTATGATGAAATAACAGTTTTATTTAATTTAGTTGGTTTTTCCGCTGCTGGACAATTTAGATGCAGAATAAACAACAACTCAACCAGCAATTATCACGGCCGCGGTTTTGCGCAAGTTGGTTCAACCTCAGACCAAAATAATTACTTGGCAACAGCAGGAATTCTTAGCTTTGATACTTGTGCATCAGGCGGCTTTGCGGCAGGTCAAAATAATTTTGCTTTTACTTTTACCAATTGTAAAAACGCAGGTTTTACTAATTTCCAATATACTGGAGCTTTTATCAATGGGAGCAATACAAGAACTATCGAACTCATATCAGGCGGCGTTTATGCGGTTGCCGAAGCTGTAAGTTCTCTCGTATTTGTAAATACTGGCGGAAATTTTAGTGCAGGTTCATATAGAATTTATGGAGGTTAAAATGAAAAAAATCGAACACAATGTCAAAACAGGCAAAATAACAGAAACAGAATTGTCTTTAGACGAAATTGCCGAAGTAGAAGAAAATGCGAAAGCAATTGCTGAAAAACAATTGGTGAAAAATCGCGAGTTAGAAGCAAAGGCCGCTGAAAAGGCAGCCCTGCTAAATCGACTAGGCATTACTGAGGATGAGGCAAAGCTTTTACTTTCCTAATGGCTAAATTATGCGCTGCTGGAATTCAGCTCAGGGAGCAGATAGATGATGATTATCCTGATAGGGATCGTAAGTCTGATGGGTGGGTGGCTGATGCTCGGCATCTTGCAAAGGGCAGTTCTGACCATATACCAGACGAAAGAGGAATCGTCAGAGCTATAGATATAGATTCTGACCTATCGGCACATAAGGAAGAAGCTTATGCGCTGGTCGAGAAAATTCGTAAGTTAGCAAAGAACGGCGATAAGCGCATTAAATACATTATCTTTGATGGCAAGATAATGAGTCCGATACTCGGTTGGAAGCGGCGTAAATACTCAGGCGCTAATCCTCATCGTAGTCACTTCCATATATCATTTACTAGCTTGGGAGACACAGATGGCAAATGGTTTAACCTCGAAGGAGAATTTAATGAGCGACCTAAAGAAGATGGCCGAAAGCTGGGCAAAGACATTTCTAGCGACAGCCCTAGCGACTTACCTAGCGGTGGGATTCGACCTAAATGCGATTGCAAATGCCGCTCTAGTGTCAGTCTTGCCTAGCATAATTAACTGGCTTAACCCTAACTACGAGCGTTACGGCAAAGTCCGGTAATGGTTGCAGCGGAACTCGCAACCCTAGTTGCATCAGTCTTAGGATCAATTGCCCTTCTAATTGCTGGCCTTCGCTACATAATCAAATTGGAGAATATTCCTATAGTGTCGCGCCTTGATAAGATGGAGTCTCAGCTAGAATTGGCCCTAGCGAGAGGGGTCAGAAATGGCAACGCGAAAGCGCGTAAGTAAGAAGCCAGTTAAGCGTCCGAAAAGGCGAAGAACTACTAAGGAAACACCGCTAACTAAACTGGACTTCTGGGCTATTGCTGCCAATGAAGTTTATAAAGCTTGTCGCAGAGCTGGGATGGACGAAGGCACTTCACTGGCCTTTGCTATGGATCGTAGCTCTTACCCCGATTGGATTGTGCCAGCCGATGACCCAATAAAGAAAATTGGTTGGGAAGATGGCGAGGAAGATAACTAATCTACTTTAGGGAAGTCGAATTATTCGAGGCTCTCAAGTCGCTTTACCCAGACTTGACGCCCTTATCAGCGACCGACCGAGCAGATGGCATTACTAGCGATTCTTATATCGAGCTCAAATGCCGTAGAACGCACTATGACCGCTTATTGATTGAGAAGAAGAAGTGGGATTATCTGGCCGATATAAGGGCTAGGACGGGCGCTAAGACCCTGTATATCAATGCGACACCTAAGGGCATCTACCAGTTTGACTTAGGGGCTCTAATAGAGCCTGAGTGGGTTTTGAAGAGCCTTCCGATTACAACCGATTTTAGCAACAAAGCCCATTCGGAAAGGTTATGTGGCTTCTTTGATATCCGACTCGCCGAGCTATTGCTTGTCTAAATAGATTTAAGCAAATACATTTAACCCGTTAATCCATTTAGGGATTACAGAACGGGAGCAAAATGGTAAATAAAGTAACTTTTATTCGATTTGATTCTCAAGCAGGGGCTTGGACTGATGAGACAAATTGGGTTAAGGGATCAATAATAAGAAGATTTGCTAAAGAGCGAATGGGTAAGCAGCAGTTAAGAGGTCGTTTATCCAAGGCT